GCGGTGCCTCGAACTCCTCGATGCGCCAGTTGCGGAACACGCGCGCCTCGCTGTTGGTCAGATATGACCCCATCCAAACGTGGCTGTACTTCTCGGGGTCGCGCGAGCGGTCGTATTCCATCTCGGCGCGCAAGACGCTCGGGAACCAGGGGTTGCTGTCGAAGTTGACGCGCAGAAACACCGTCTTCGGCGGCGGGTTCTCACTCAAGAACATCGCATCAACCGGGTCATCTTCACGATTCGGGTTCCACGTGAAGTAGATCTGGCTGTTCGGCTTTCGGATCGTCGGGATGAGGATATCCAGGCTCGCCTGGCTGACGGTCTGCGCCTCTTCAACCCAGCAGATGTCGATGCCTTCCATCGACTTGATGCTCTCGATGTTCGTCCGCAGACCCGCAAACAGAATCAGCGAGCCATTTTTGCCTCGGATCTCGGTATCGGTTGAGACGAAGAAGTCGCGCAACCCCGCGCGCTCAATCGTATCGTCGAGCAGGCGCTTCACCGAGTCCTTGATCGACTTCTGGATCTCTCGAGCGCAGAGAATGCGCAGCTTCGTCGACGCTGCGCGCAGGATAAGCACCGACGCGACGGAATAGCTCTTGCCGCTGCCGCGGCCGCCGACGAGGGCGAAGTACCGCGCGTCCTCATCGAAGAGCTTCTCTGACCATTCGGGAAGGTCGATATTAGGCATCTGCCGCCTTGACGAATCGAATGCTGATATCCGCCTTTACCGGGTTCTCTTCGTCACCGGCATGCGTGATCTTGTCGCCGTACTTCTTCGGCGCCAGCTTGGAGAGCAGCCACTTGCGGCTGTCGACCTGCAAACGATGCTTCTGCACCGCCGCCCAGTCCTTCTTGCCATCCGGCTGCACGCCCACGTCGGCGTCGCTCAGCTCGAGAATCTCCTGCGCCATGCGCTCGATCAGATCCTCTCTCGCGCGCGCGTATTCTACAGCAAGTTGCGGATCTTCATCCACCCAAAACCCGAACGTGCTCTGCGCAACGCCCGCCGCTTGACACGCCTTGAAGGCGCTTTTGCCTTCCCGCATCCCCTGAAGCACCGCATGAATCTTGCGCTGCTTTTCCTCCTCTTGCTCTGGCGTCTTAGCTCTGCGCGCCATCGTCCATCACCTCAACCAGTTTATCAAGATAATGTCTTGCTTTCTCAACATCCACCCGACCGCCTTTGCCCGGCACGCCGTCTGTCTTAACGCGGGCCAAGTATGCTATCGCAGAGCCCAGCAAGAAACCCGCGAACGCCTCCCGGCTCATCCATGCCTGCATCGCATCCCACGGCTGAATCGCCATCTTGGCGTAGTGATCCCCACCGACCTGGCGGGAGTTGGGGTCAGAGTCCTTCACGACCATCCTCCTTCATCTGCGCCATGTTCGGCGTGACCATATTATGCCATCGGGCATGGCATGTTCTGCATAGCAGATCCTTCGGCCAACGCTCCGCCTCGTCGCCGAAAATGTGTTTCGGCGCCCAGTGATGCATTTCAGCCCCAACGGAATTACATACCCTGCACATTATAGTTATATTCTTCCTTTCATAAAATTGCGCCGTTTTTGTTTTCACGTATTTCATCGGGCCATTATTTATTGCGTACTGAATGGCTGTTTTGCGCTTGACGTACTTCGTCATGACGCGCCCGCAGTCGTCGCAGTATTTCGGGTAAACGGTGGCTCCAGAAGATATATTCGTGATTCCTATTTTAATATTCTCTGAATTGCAGTCAGAGCACGTGTCCTTGGCTGTCCCACTCATGTTGTCAAATTTCCGCACATCGTGGGTGGGACAAAGGACACACCCTATAGGTGTGTGTCCCAATTTGTCCCACTCTGCCTCGTCTTGTCCCGAGGACATTTGTCCCAGTTTGTCCCAATTTGTCCCAGTTGTCCCACCCCACTTAGATTTTCTTCCGAACGAACAAAGTTGATGCCGTTACGTTGTCGCAGATAATCCACCCGGTTTGATAAGCGGATATTATCTCAGAGGTTAAAAGGTTATAAATCATTCTCCCTCGCTTGCTCTCTTGCGCGTACGTTTTGGCTGTAGATAGCGTCAGTCCCTCACGCTTGACCAGGTAGTCGATGAGGTCGCTTCTCGACAGGAATGGCATTCCATCCTGCTCATCTGCGCCAGCCCAAACCCAGGCATTATTGAATTTCCGAATATCCTTTTGAATATCTGACTCGGGCTTTTCCTTTTTCTCCGTTTGACCTTCTGGCGGCACCTCTTCTTCGACCAAAACGGCGCCCTTGATCTCCTCGCCGTCCTCGTCCACCCAGCCGAGCGGCACGCTCTGCAAGCGCCCGTAGAGCGGCTTTGGATCTTCTGCGTCCTTCATCTTGGTCGAGCATATTTCTATGCGCTTGTCCTCCTTCTTCGACACCAGAATCGCCGCATCAACCGCCGCCTTCCAGTTGCTTGATCCCCGCGCGCGGGCTTTTGCGTCTGCGCTGTGGCCGACGTGGTGAATGATGGCGACGCCCGCGGAGAAGGCGCTGGCTACGATGTTGAGCTGCCCGAGCAGCTTGTTCGAGTCTCTCGTTAGGTTGTCATCGCCTCCCATGTGAGCCGCAACGGTGTCGAGAATGATGTAGGCGATCCTTTCCCCGTCCGGCACGATCTCTCGAATTGCTCGAATGATGGTTACGGCCGCGTTGGGCGCATCCGCCTCGATGGCTTTGTTGGTTATGAGAAGGTCGTCGATCCGATCCACGCCATGATGCCGACACCAAGCGGCGACGCGCTGGCGCAGGCCGTAGTGACCTTCACCTGCGAGATAGACCACGACGCCAGCCTTAGTGCGCAGCCCACGCCACGGCTTGCCGGTGGCGATATGACAGGCAACGTCGAGCATCATCATGGTTTTTCCGCCGCCAGACTCGCCGAACACCATCGAAACGCCGTTGTCGGGTAGCCAGCCTTTAACCACCCACTCAAGCGGAGAGGGCTGGAGCAGGTAGCTCGTCGCCCGCGTCAGATAGTAGTCAGCGCTCTTGGCTCGCTCGGCTGCGATGATGGCCTCGGCCGCGTCCGACCCTATCGCCACGCTTGCCGCAACGTCCGCCTCGGGCTCGTAGCGTGCGACGGAGCGAGCGATCTGGCTCACCTCGCTGGTGGGGAGCGGGATCTCGCAGCGCGTCTCGTTGATGACGGTCAGCGCCGCCAGGATCTCCGCCTCGGCCATGCCGAAGCTGCGCATGGCACCGCCCAGCGCGGTGAGGCCGCTGTTCCGATTGCCCTGAATGAGATTGCCGTTAGCCGCAGGCACGACGCTCTTGCGCTGCGCCTGCATGGCATTAAGCCAGCGGGTCTTGAGCGTCGCAGGCGCAACGCCGTCGAACGGGTCGGACGACGCTTCCCACTCGTAGGAGTTGCCGTTGATCTCGGACGGGAATGCCAGGAAATAGCGCCCGTCGCTCAGAAGATCGACGCCCTGCTCGAGCTTGCAAGAGCGCACGCCGTCGACGTAGGCGAAGAGCCAGTGCTGTCCACCGCCTGCGGTGAGCTGACACGGACCGTCGTCGTCATGGTCTCCGTTGGCGTCTAGCCAGTCCCGCCAGCCGTCGTTGCCGCCGTTGCGCGGGTCGATGTCGCAGACGATGAGGCCGGAGACGGCGCCCGCTGCGATGCCGACGTTGTAATCGGGGTTCTCCTGCCACCAGCGGCGTATCTGCTCAGGGTCGGTTGTCGCATCGTTGACGCCGTGACGCGTGGCGGGCGTCTTGGCGTTGGGGAGCACGGGCAGAACATGCCAGCCCCACGAGGCGTATGCGAGCGCGGCATCAGCCTTCGTTGTCATTCGTTTCTGCCCGCAGCTCTCTTCGTGTTTTCACCTCAAGCTCATACTGCCGCGACATCGGCGGGTATTTGCCCCATCGACTGATGACGTGCGGCCAGATGTCGAGCGCCTGGGCCAGAGCCTTCTTGGTTCCGTAGAACTTGATCGCCTCGTCTGTTGTCATCCCTGATTTACCTTTTGTTGAAGCATTTAGGTGTTGACACCATAAGCGAGAGCCTATAGGATTTCAACCATGCGCGAACGGATTCACCGAAGGCGCAGGAAGGAGAGAAAAATGGATCTGAAAGAAATTGCCAAGCTGATTGCTTCGGTAGACGGCGTGATTGCCACAAAAGTTTGGGAAAACCATGGCAAATCCCGAGTTTACATAGAGCTTAAAAAGCTGAACGGCGGAAAGAACTGGAACGGCGGCAGCGCTGGCACCGTATGGTATGAAGACGGCCAGATTTACCACAAAAACAACTGGGCGGGCGCGGCGACGCGCGATGCGTCGTTGAAAACGATTTCCGAGATTGAAGGCGCCCTGAAATCATTCAGCGTGGAGGCGTAAGCGATGGCAATCCAACTCAAACGCTCCTCCGCCATCGGGCGCTCGGGAGTAAAACTGCTGGTTTACGGCGCTGCTGGCGCAGGTAAAACGTCGCTGATCCCGACGTTGCCGAAGCCGATCGTGCTCAGCGCCGAAGGCGGCCTGCTATCGATCGCCGACGCGGACGTGCCTTTCCTTGAAATCAAAACCATCGCCGACCTGCACGAGGCGTATGACTGGCTCGTCGGCTCTGCCGAGGCGATGGAGTTCGAATCGGTGGCGCTCGACAGCATCAGCGAGATTGCCGAGGTCGTCTTGAACGCCGAGAAGAAGGCAACGAAAGATCCGCGCCAGGCATACGGCGCGATGCAGGAGCAGATGGCGGATCTCATTCGCGCCTTCCGTGACCTGCCTGGGCGGCACGTCTACATGAGTGCGAAGCTCGACAAGTCGCAGGATGAGATGGGGAAGATGCTCTACGCCCCATCGATGCCGGGCAATAAAACCGGGCAGCAGTTGCCGTATTTCTTCGATGAGGTCTTGGCCCTGCGCGTCGAGCGGGATGCGGATGGCAACGCCTACCGCGCGTTGCTCTGCGACGGTGACGGCTCGTGGCTGGCGAAGGATCGGTCTGGAAAACTCGACCAGTGGGAAGCGCCTGACTTTTCCGAAATTATTAAGAAGATCATGGGAGGCGCGTGATGGGCATGTTCGACAACTACAGCGTCGACGACCTCGCCGCCGACTGGCTCGAGGCGAAGCAGACCGAACGCGCGGCGGTGGAACATCGGCGCGACATCGAGGACGAGTTGATCCGCCGCCTTGAGATCGCATCCGACCTCGACGGCACCGAGCGTCGAGATCTCGAGCGCCACGCTCTCAAGATCGTCGGACGCATCGACCGCAAGGTCGACGCCGAGATGGCGCAGGAGCTGGCGGCGGAGCATGGCATCGGGGA